GGTCGTCGTCGTGGCGGCAGTCGGCCAAAATGAGGCGCACAGTGTGCGTATTTGCGCTCAGGAGGCCGCTGGCGAGGCTTTAGTTTGGGGAGAGTACGAGAATAGCCCAGAGCACAAGGACTGGCCTCACATCGATAATTTCGCCGCTGCCCGCAATAAGGCGTTTTCTATGGCCAAGGGTAAGTATGTAATCTGGTTCGACGCCGACGATATTTTGGACGAAGGACAGGCCGCTGCTCACCGCAAAGCGATTGAGGAAAGAGAAAAGGTTACGGAAGGATGGGAGATCCTTGTGACTAGGTACGACGTTCAGAACAGTGCCATGCGAGATAATCGCAGGGAACGCATATTCCGGCGCCAAGCAGATGGCAGTCTCCCGGCAGTCTGGGAGCGTCCCGTGCATGAACGTGTAAAGCCTGTGCCCGGCAAGGGCGTCGGCCTAGCCGATCATCTGGTTGTCGTACACGCACCTAACACTTGCAAGAAAAACAGCAGCGATCGAAACAAGCGTATCCTAGGCACGTTGCTGGAACACACGGGGATGAACCTTTACTATGTGGCGCAGGAAGGTTTTTTACGTGGCAAATATCAGGAGGCGATCGGGCCCTGCATGCTTGGCATGTACCAGCCAGACTTAGGCGAATCAGAAAAATATCAACTCTACTGCATGGCTGGCGTTATGTGCGCTGATCACTCAGTCAAAAGAAAGTATCTGGGCAAAGGGATCACGCTTTCCCCAACACGGCGCGAAGCATACGGCCACCTTGCCTGCACCCTAATCGATGAAGGCAACTATCACGAGGCAGTGCGTCTATTAAACTGGATAGAAACATTACCCAAGCCCAGCGGGGTAATATGGAATTTGGACGCAAAGTGGTACGGGCACCTCCCAAAAATGCTTATCGAAAACTGCCTGCGTGCGGTAGGTCAGACGGCCGACGCGGATCGCTGCTTGCGCGATACCTTCCGAGCAAGCTGGGGTAACATCAGCATAATCTATCACGGAGAATGGGCTGACGTGTTTCGCACGCACCGATTCTTTATGGATACATCGGATAACCCCGCCGGCATTCAACACCTATTTCTGAGTGATCCGGGCAGCGACGCCTACGGGAAGCGGGTACAAGTCTGCAAAGATTCTGACGATGCGATTCAAAAAGCTCTGGGCGGAATCTTACTACACATAAAATGCACGCCAGAAACTAACGTGCCGCCACTACGCTGGGACGTTGATCTGCTCCAGCGCGGCATCATCCCAACCCCTGCGACAAGATTGCCAGATCCAGTTGAGTTAAAGGGCAACGTGATAGTCGGCCTTACCACTACGCCTACACGCATCGGCAAGATTCTGCCCACCATTCAAAGCCTACTGGCGCAGTCTCGCCCTGCCGACCAGATCATTCTGTCTGTGCCTGAAAAGCTGGCACGCACAGGGGAGCGCTTTGGGGATATTCCAAAAGAGATATTGGCCTTGGCTGAGGCTGGCAAATTGCAAATTCACCGCACAAAAGACTATGGGCCTGCGACCAAGTTTATCGGCCCGCTGGAAGTGGGCGGGGATCCCGACGACAAGATTTGCTGGCTGGATGACGACATCCTTTACAGCCCACTGCTTTTGCAGACCCTCGCCGAAGAATTAGATACCAGACCAAAAACGGCGTTAGGTGTCTGCGGATTTTTTATGACAGGCGCCACTGGCTACGCCATCGCCCCAGATCACGGCGGCCATGCCGAGATTCTGGAAGGATTCGGCGGCGTGATGTGTCGGCGTTCGGACATGCCGAAAGCCGATCTATGGCCAGCCATCCCAGCCAGTGAGTTCGCTGGGCTGAGTCCCGTGGCTCGAGCCAAGTTCCTTGCCGACGACTACATGATGAGCACAGAGCTGCGGAAGGCTGGGACAGCTACGCTCGTCTGCAACACGCCAGAATTAAATCGCGGAAACTGTTTAAAGATTCGGCCGGAAGGACTGGGCGCCGACGCCTTGCAAAACAACAAAGGCACGGGCGGCAATCTGGCGGCCTACGCCTTGCTGAAGGCAAATGGATAAGACGCTCACCATATCGGGCTACAATCGGCCCACATACTTTGCCCAGGTATTGAAGGCGTTGGCGTGGTGCGACGGCGTGGGTGAGTACGACGTGGTGGCTGTGCTAGATCCATCCGACAAAACGCAGGAGCTGGCAGAGATGGCCAAGGCAGCCGGTATCCAGACAATGATTATGCAGGAACGGTTGGGCTGCGGATCGATGATTCGCTACTGCATGGAGCTGGGATTCAGAATCTCAGATTATCACATTCACTTGGAGGACGACACCGTCCCTAGCCCGGATTGCCTGCGCTGGTTCGAGTGGGCAGGGCAGAACGCTGGCCCAAAAGTGCTAACGGTATCTGGCTACAATCAACACGGTGGAGATGCACAGAACGACGCCAGCGGATTCAGAAACTGGTTCACGCCTTGGGGCTGGGCAACCTGGCGAGATCGATTTGAAAGACATCTCGTTCCCGCCTGGGATTGCAACTTCTGGGACGGATCGGTTCAGCGGGTGCGTGAACGGACGGGGATGGGTGAACTATTCCCTCACGTCAGTCGGATTCAAAACATCGGGGCAGAGGGCGGCACGTTTTGTCCAGGGCCAGAATTTCACAAGGAACATCAACACGCTACCCGCGTGGCCACGGCAAAGGAAACAAAGTGGAAAAACTACAGCATCTAAACATTGGCGGAGAGGACTGGTTCAGCTACCCCGATCTTTACCGGCGCCTAGTGGCCGATTGCCCGATGGATGGAAAGATCGTGGAGGTGGGAAGCTGGAAGGGTAAGTCTACTGCGTTTCTGCTGGTCGAGGCTTGGAACAAATCGCCCCGGATCGAGATCTACGCTGTCGACACTTGGCTAGGTAGCGAGGAACACGCGGGTGAGGAGTGCATCAAAAACGGCACGCTGTACGACGAGTTTCTAGCAAACGTAAAGCCAGTATCCCGGCAGCTCGTCCCTTTGCGAATGACGAGCCTTAAAGGGGCAAACTTCTTTCCCGATCAATGCCTAGACTCCGTCTTTATCGATGCCGCCCACGACTACGAGAATGTGAAAGCGGATATTGCCGCGTGGCTGCCCAAGGTAAGGAAAGGCGGGCTGATCGCAGGGCACGATTACATGTGCGGGTGGCCGGGGGTGGATCGGGCTGTAGCCGAGGCTTTCAACTCTGTTGATTTTCAAGACAACTGCTGGGTGAAAGTTTTGACATAAGGCCAACGACGTGACCGAAATTCAAACCCTAATGACCACAGGGGTGGCCGATATGATTGCGGCTATGCCGACGACCGCCACCATCTCCGGCCTAGCCGTCCGTGGCGTCTACACGCCTAGCGAACAAACGGCAGAGCTGGGCATGGGCGGGTTCGTAAATCCACAGAATGCAGAGTTCGTTTGCTTAACTGCCACCGTCAGCCTGCCCGCACTAATGACGATCGTGACGGTAGGCGGATCACCTAAAAGACTTACTGGCGTACAATCCGACCAAGGCGTCACGACTCTTATTCTGGCAGATCCAGAGGATGTGCGATGAGTTTAAGGCTCGCAGCAGAGGACGGCCTAGCCGCCTACTTATCCACAGCCAGTAAGCCAGCCGGGCTATACGTTCAAGCGGGGCACAGGATTGCGGAACTACAACTCCCAGCCTGCATCGTTCACGCAGAGTCAAGCGTGCCCGTTGTCGAAGGATCCTTAGCCACCACCCGCAAGGTTACTTTTACCTGTTCAATTATGACGCCGCTGGAAGTGGTCAGCACGGTTACAGCTCATAGGACGAACTTTGATTGGCTAAATACCAAGCTGACGGCCGTAACTACTATAGCCGGAGCCACTCTGATGGGCGGATACCTAGGCGAAGAAAGCACCGGCAGCAACGACAAGGTGATGGAAGATTCGGTTAAATACACCGCATTCATCACGCCTAGTTGACACGTAAAGGAAAAACAATATGGCTATGACATACGGAGTGGCGACTGGAATTTCCCAGAACACAAGCAACACGGACGAGTACGTCTTTATAACTGGAAAAGACGGCACAGTAGTTAAGCACTTTAAAAAGTATAAAAGAGTGGAAACGGTAACAGAAACTTTACCAGATTCGTTCCAGCATCCCAATGTAACGGGTGCCTCAGTATTTCGCCAAGAACTGCGGCTATCGAACACAGACTTTGCCAGGCTTACAACTACAGCCGTATCTTTCAGCACCATCTAAAGGAAAAACAATATGCCATTCAAAGGATTTGCATCTCTAACTGTAAGCGGGGTTGAGGAATTGATTTCTCTAACCATTACGGGCGAGATGTCAGAAATTGTCATCGACCCGGGCACAGCCAACACCGCTCCCACCGTTACCACCTACTATAACCCGCGATACAATGCGTCGATCGAGGGCATCTGGTCTGGCACAACTGTTCCAGCCACATTTACCTTAGGCGACAAAAGCTACACAAAAACCAGCGAGACGTACACAAGAACGGTGGGAGATGTTCAGAAGGTCAGCGTTACTGGGGTGCATAATCCCGACAGCTCAGTTGGCTAGTAATCGGTAGGACGGCGATGAATCGCCATTTTGCCGAATCATTCTTAAATCGCCAGGATCATCGCGTCCTAGGCTTGCCGCTACTGCCACTTTCCTTGTGGCACATGTTTAATCTAGAGGTCGCTCAATCGCCCTACTTTATTGGGGGATCATTCCCATCAGCCAGAGATCTACGCCTTGCGGTCAACATTTGCCGGACGCCGTTTCCCATTCTGCCAGATCTGTCCGATCGTCGGCTGTGGCTGGATTGGATGAAAAGCTGGCGGTGCGACTTCTTAATCGAGACGGCAAAGTTCCGCGCCTATCTTGATGACTTTAATTCGTTGCCACAGCTATGGCAGCCGGAGAAAAAGAGGGACAGCGGCCGCGAGGCCACGGGCCTACCGTGGTCGCTGGCGATAGTGTCGGGGGTATGCGGGGCAACCGGGTGGGACGAGGCAAAGGTCTGGAACATGCCCATCGGGCAGGCGTACTGGTATCACGTAGCGTTTGCTATGCAGAACGGCAGCAGCGTGGATTTACTTTCCGAGGGCGAGTTGCTGGCGATCGAGGCCGTTCGCGCTAGGAGGGCAGGGAAGTGATAGAGAAAATTACGGTGGACGATCGAGAGCTGCAACAGGCTTTGCTTAGATTTTACAAAACAAAAACACCAGCAGAGGTGCTGAGAGCACAAGCAAGACTCATGGCCGTAAACCTTGCTTTTCAAACTCAGCCATTCGGAGGATCCAAAGCAATCGGAGGCCAGCAAGAAAGTGCAAAGTCACAAGGCGAAGGCACGGTCGCCAGCGATATTAGAAAAGTCATACGCACGCCATCAGATGTGTATCAAGAGATTGAAAAGCAAGCAATCGGAGCGGGCCGTGCTTTTTATGCCATGATCAAAGCTGGCGACTTTGATCTCGCAAAAAACCTTTTAATCCGCCTTCGCGTCACAGGACTAATCCAAGCACAAGTCGGCAATATGAGCGGCAACTTTCACAAGCAAGCTCTAAAGCCAATTCCAAAAAGACCGCGAATGGAGAAAAGGCAGCAGCCGTTATTGATCACGGAAGAAAAGGCAAAGCTCAAAGCCTACGTCAAAGAAGTGCAGAAAAAGGTGGGCATAGCAAAAGGCGGCTGGGCTGCTTGCGCCATGCAGTTAGGAGGCACGCGGGGCAGGATGGAAACGAACGTGCCAGGCATGCAACAGCAGGCCGTACCCGCGTGGGTAAAACGACATGCGGGAAAACGTGCGGCCGGCACGGTAATTGATCAGGCTGATGACTTTATGACGGGAAGAATCAATATGATCAATCACGTCCCTTGGGTGAGTAATTGCTTGAGCGATCAACAAGCTCAGTCAGCTATTGACATACAAGCAGAAAAGATGCGGCGGGCGTTGGATTACGCTTATCAGGCTGATCTAAAAGCCGTCGGATTCTAAAACTACCATGGCAAAATTAGCGATCGATGTGGTGCTTAACAAAGCCGCAGCCATGACTGGCCTGCGCGGCCTTGAGAAAGATTTTGTTTCATTTGGTAAATCCGTGCTGGGCGCGGTAGGAATTGGAGGAGGGCTGGCTGGGCTAGTGGCTGGGATCGATGGGATTCTCGCAAAAGCCGGGCAACTGCAAGACGTATCCGACGCCTTTAACGTAAGCGCAGAAAGCATCCAGCGCCTAGCGGCAGTAGGGGTGACTGCAAATCTTTCGATCGAGGAGATCGGCAGCAAACTTGGCAAGATTGGCAAAGCGGCACAAGACGCAGCAAGCGGAAATACGAAACTCACGGAGGCTTTTGCAAAAATTAAAGTTACAGGACAAGAGCTTGTTAGCTTAAACCCAGAGCAACTCTTCAATAAACTTCGTGAGGCAATTAGCACTGGCGCACTTGCTGGTGAAGATCTTGGTATTGTAAACGACCTTCTGGCTAGGGATTACCAAAGATTTTTGCCTTTACTAAGAATGACGACCGAGGAGTTTACTAAACTTGGCGGAGCCAGCATTGTCATGTCAGACTCTATGGTTTCTAGTCTAGATGCGGCCAATGTTGTTGTTAGACAATTTCAAAACCAAGTCTCGCAAGCGTCTGCCCTTGCTGCTGGATCATTTCTAGATCTAGTGGCCGTGTTTAAGGAAAACCCTCTGATGCTATTTTCCGAAGATATGGATAAAGATTTAGGAAAAGCTCTAAAAAGAAGAGAAGAAGAAATAAAGCAATCAATCGAGAACGAGCGAAAAATTAGAGCAGGTCAACAGAAAGCCGTTGTAGACGAGAAAAAGATAGAGGACGAAAGAAAGGCTTTTGAGAAAAGCGAGTCGGAGGCCGCCAAGCACGAGCTGCGCCTAATCGACGCCCAAGTGCAAGGCAAAGAACAGGCGGAAAAGATGAAGGCGGATATCGAAGAAAAATACCGCCAGCGTGCGTTAGATCGCGAGATCGAGATGGAGAAAAAGAAGAACGAGCAGAAGCTGCGCCTGCAAGATCTGTTGGCAAAAGAAGGCGGGCCAAGGGCTGAGATTGGACTGCTAGAGTCCCGTGCCCAAGACGCGGCCAAAGCCTTTAAGGACATGCCCAGTACAGAAACCGCCACGGCCCTAGCGGAAGCTCGTGGATCGTTGAGAGATGCGCTTGTCCAGCAGATCAATGATCAGCCCGGCACAGCTCCCCAAGGCTTTGCCGAAAGTGAGGCACAAAGGAAGCTGACGCAAAAGGGGCTGGGTGCGGATCTGTCTGGCTTTGCCCAAAAGTCTGAGCAGTTTCAGCCGCTGGAAAAACTGCCTGACATGGCTAGGCAACTTATGGGCGTAGGCAAAACACTGGAACAAATGTTAGAAGAAATCAGAAAGGGGGACGGAAGCGTTTTCCGTTAATATATTATGGCAAGAGGAAGTAGTGCGGGAAGTGGGGCAGCATCTAAATTTAACTCGGTTGAAATGCTGCAAAGCGGTGGGCAAGTGGATAATTCCGGCAGATATACCATCACTCGCAAGTATTACGTGACAGATCAAAATGACCTTCTTACAACGCCCGAGTTGGGCGGCATGCGAGCCACCGCTTTGTCGTATCAGAAAATTGCCGGGGGTATCTGGGAAAAAACTATTGAATTTGCCGCAGCAGTGGGAAGCTCGCAAACAGGCGTAGTTTCAAAACTATCTCAAGACGGCAAGGACGAAGGCAGGCTTTTGCTGGAAACTACCATGCAACAGCTTCCGATTGAGGAGCATCCTGAAAGAGATGATCTCATTAAAAAATACAACGGCAGTGTTCAAAACGGAAAAATAATCTTTTCAGCTACATATTCAGGACAAGGCACAGGAACATCTGGAGGCACAGAAAAACCTAACCCCATGTTTGGCGTAAGATACTTTAGCGCACCAGCAGCTACCTTACGCCACATTTATACGGCGACAGTTATTCCTAGTAACTTGTTCGGCCGCGTGTTTAAGATTATAGAAACCAACAACCTGCCAGGCGACTTGCCAGATCTGCCCGACTACGCGAACAAGGCTCAAGTTAATTTAAAGTATTACTGGCAGATTCAGATGCCACAGGTTTCTATTTCAGGCGATCTGATTGAAATCACAGACATCTACACCTTAACAAAGCCTATGACAGCCGAGGCGGCCGCAGACCTGAATAGGATCGCTAACAATTAAAAATGATTGCAGAGCTAGAGGTTAAGCCAGGGGACAAGATCTGGCCTAAGTGGCAATTATTACTAGGCTGGATTCAGCGGCAAAGGCATCAATCCCCAAACGCCAGCATCACCTATACGCCGTCTGGGGCAAAAATTATTTGCGAGCCAGAATCCTTTCTTCAAAGAACATTCTTTGAGGTAAAACTTTCTGGGGATACAGTTCAAGTAGGCGACGGAACAATCAACGGCAAGGTTCCAACGATTAACGGCATACCGATCACAGGATCAATCAGCCCGCCTAAGCCACCGCCAACAATAAAGCTAATCGCTCCGGACGAGAATGGGATTGTTTTGGTCTGTATTAAAACAACCCATGCAAACAACGGGAGTGTTTTGGAAGCTACGATTGTGCCAAAGCTGCAAAGTGATATACCCGGCGCACTACGGGCAGACTTTTCATTAGGCGTAAATGGTTTTATCCCCATCGCGCTAATCCGTCACAATCCGCAGACTAGGAAACCAATCAGCGTGCATCAGCACTCATGCCATAATCTGCAGTGTAGGGCTTATAAATCTGGGAATGGAACGCGGATTGTCTACTGGGCCGCGTAATGAGAATTAAGGCAAAGGATTGGAATGAAGCTATGCGGGTTCTTGGCACCCGCTACCCCATCAGCGTTGAGGTCGAGAAGGGGACATCGCCTGCCCATGCTTGGTCGGTAGAAACGGCATGGGACGGGGATCGTAAAAAATGGACGGCCAAAATCAAAGCTGGGTCTGTGAATTGTAAAATTGCAACTATTGCGATGCCGTTCTCTAGGGCATCGGAAAAAGTAAGGCAGCATATCCTAGCAACAAATCGGGGGAAATTGTTTCAACCCAAAACAGTAGTGCATGTGCCCCTAGATTTTGATCCTGTCATTGATCTTGCTTGGCGAGAGATTGGCGGCGATGCCGCACCTACTGGCACAACTGGAAACGCGAACAATGGAATCCAAAACAGTTACGAGCCAGTGCCAGCCTATTTTAAGAAAAAGGGAGTCGCCCAAGGAGGAGCTACCAATGTCGACCCCAACCTGCAACGCAGGCTGTACGCCTGCGATCTTGTTCTTTCAATGCCTCGCCCGTACTTGGTAAATGAAATAACCGCATTCCCTGGCGGCCCATTAGGCGGATCGATTATCAGCGTGGACGCAAAGCCTAACACTCCGCCCGACATATCTGAACCGCCCAAAGTTTATGCCACAACTAAATTCGTGGTGCCGCCAATTCAAAACACATTCTCGGATATATTCTTTCAGCGTTTCTTAGACGAGCCGAAAGACGATCTACACTTGTCGACCGTCTACGCATTAAGCCAGCCTGTCGCCGCCGGCATAGGGGGAGGGGGCGTAGACGAAACATGCACCCTAGAAACGCGATACTACTGCCACTACAACTTGGCGCACGCCACGCAGCGGGTAGAACCGAGGGCTGTCACGCCGCCCTTGCAGCTTGTGACCGGGCTTGCTGGCGGGTTAGGGGACGTGATATTTAACTTTATTTTAAGCTCTCAAAACGACTTTGCCCAATCAGTGCTAGATTTGTTTAACCAGCGCTCACTGCGCGGAATGTTCTGGGTGGTATGAGCCTAGATAAATCGGTTCGCCTTTATCTCAGAAGGCTGCAAAGGCTGGCCGTAGGGCAAGTGGAGGAGAGGCTGAACGCTGAAGATGTCTACGAGTTTTCAGTGCCAGGCTCGCAACAATTTGACCCCACGTTCTTCCCTGGCTTTCTCGATGATCCAAATGACGTTTCCTCCGATTGACACGCCTCCCGCAAAGTAACCATGGCCACCCTACTTTACGGTAACATCTCACAAAAAACGGCCAGCTACACGATTGAGCCTAGCTCAATAGCACTGCCCACAGTCGTGCAGGGCGATACCTTTACCCTCGCGGTGCGTCTGACTGAGACAAACAACAACACCACCACAGTTACCGCTCCATCCATCTACTCTGCCCGTCTTAGCTACGGCCCGGTAGATGTGGCGCCTACGGCCGGGACGTTCAAAGTGCGGGTCAATGCGGTTACATCCAGCGCCATCACGCTGGGATCTACGGCCGCCAGTGTGGCCGCTATCCTTAACAGCATCTCGGCCGCTACCGGCTGGAGCGTTACGGAAGATCAAGGATCCTACATTGTGGGCAGGACAACCAACTGGGTCGCGACAAGCGGCATTACCATTGTTGATAACAACCTCACGCCAGACAGCTTTGTCCGGGTGACGAGCTATTCCGCCAACAACATATTCTACCAAGAGCTGCGGCCAATGCAGTCGCCCTTGGCTTATACCAGTGCATTCGCTCTGCTTGTACCGCCTGCACCTTCCATTACCCGCGTCGTCACTGGCTACAGCGACGATACCACAGGCGTATCTGTGAACGAAGTGCAGCGGCTCTACATCCCTCCGGCTTTCGACACCACCTATCAGATCTATCGCGGAACAGCTCGCACCGCCTTACTCAACAAGGACGACGGAGCAACCGAGATTGAAGAAGCGTTGACCAAAGGGTGCGTCACCGTTGGAGCGGGTGAGAAATTCCTAGTTACCAACCCGCAAGACTACACCGCAGACATTGAGTTCGCTGGAGCTATGGGCGGATCTACCCACAGCCTGTTAACTGTAGCCGTACCTATCTCCCCCCAAGGCGACGTCACCTTTGATCTGGATTTAAATACTCAAGGTATGCTGGCAGCTTTGCGTGGCGACTTTGAAGTAACGCACCCGCTGACTTGCGAGATCGGGATTAACTACGGATCAGTGGCCACGCCCAACGTCCAGTACGTCACCGTGTTCCAGCAAAACATGACCGTGCAGGCAGACGGTGCGTGGACAGGATTGGCGGCCGCCCAACGGATCAACTGGCTCAACCCGCCACAGCCGGTCAACTATATCCCATTTACCACAGACCAAGTCATCACCGGCATTCAGAGTTTCACTGCAGTAGTCACAGGAACTGGCCCGTGGACGATCGCCCATAATCTCGGGACGGAGGCGATTCACGTCACGGTGCGAGAAAACGTCGCCGGGGGTTATATTTTAAGCAATAAAGATAATGCTGACTTAGGCCATTACACCATCCGAACTTCAACAAGTCAGTCAATCATAGTTACCGATAATCAGGGTAGCGGTGCTGGAGCAACAACTGGGTGGGCCGTGATGATTTCCAGCGCAGGGCCGACCAGTGCTTTTCAAGCGCACACCCACACGATTGCTCAGGTAGTGGATTTACAGGACACGTTAAACGCAATCGGCACAAGGTTACAAACCCTTGAGACTATTCTGCCGGCCGGCGTCGGAATTATTAATCAACCTGGCGTGGATACCAAACCGCTCACCATGACTGTTCCTGAGCATGCTGAGGTTCTATTTACTGAAGATATTGTAGGAGCTTGGAGCGAAAAGGGAATAGATCAAACAAAACTACCTATCCGCGGGCCTAGCCTCCTACGATCTTTTTCTGGACAGGCAAATAATTCCAACGTGCTCACCGCGCCCACCGCCTCTGGTGCCTACATCTATAGCAGCGGAATTGAGCTGGCGCCCATGGGTTACATCCCTGGCAATACCGTGCCACCCAGCGGAATCGTTATTTACGACGAGGGCCGGATCTATCAAGGCCGCCAAGATGGAACAAACAAGACCTACTATCCCGTGCCCTACGAGGTAGAGCTGTTCCGCGTACCAATTAACGCTAACCAATTCCGAGTCGGCCGAACGGTTGAAGTCAAGTTCGGACTGGTTCTACAGATGCTGGCTAAGACAGACGCCCAGTGGCGTGTGGTTATCGATGCGGCTAACTTAAGCGAGGTCACTAGCCCCGCCAATCAGGGGATGAATATCTCCAGTGCGGATTACAACCAAAACAAACTACTTGATCACCGAGTGATTCTCACGCAGGCGCTGACTCCGCATATTCTGGGCGTTCGTCTGACACGTTCTTTAAGCGGTGAGAACATAGTAATTACCGCAGATAAAAATCTTTATGGCACGTACGAAAGCACTATCGGCACACCGGCTGGCGCTAACTTTATTTTGCGAGCACGGCTGATGAACTTTGATATTGCAAACACTGCGGACGACGCCCGCGGGTGGGTAGGGTACTCCCTAAAGGGGGTTGATAATGACACGATCCGCGGTGAAGTGAAGGTCACAATCTCATGAGCCTATATATTAGCACGCTAGCTGGAAGCGCAGGCGCCAGTGGAAGCACCGATGGCACAGGTTCCGCCGCTAGATTTTTAACACCATATGGTCTTTCCGTAGATACCGCAGGTAATGTTTTTGTTGCCGATACCTATAACCATACTATCCGTAAGGTATCGGGCGCTGGCGTGGTAACGACCCTAGCAGGATCCGCAGGCGCCTCTGGAATTAGTGACAACACAGGCTCCGCCGCTAGATTTAATTATCCATGGGGAGTTTCAGTCGATACGGCAGGTAATGTTTTTGTTGCCGATAGTAGCAGCCATACTATTCGTAAAGTAACCACCCTAGGCGTCGTAACCACGCTAGCAGGGCTTGCAAATAATTCTGGTAGCACCGATGGCACAGGTTCTGCCGCTAGATTTAACCAACCTGTCGGAGTTGCTGTCGATAGCGCAGGAAATGTTTTTGTTGCTGAATATGCTAATCAAACTATCCGCAAGGTAACGAGCGCCGGCGTGGTCACAACGCTAGCGGGATCTGCCGGCAGCCAAGGAAGCACCGATGGCACAGGCTCCGCAGCAAGGTTTAATAGTCCACAAGGACTTTCTGTCGATACCGCAGGAAATGTTTTTGTTGCTGATACCATAAATCAAACTATCCGAAAAGTAACCAGCGCTGGCGTGGTCACCACGCTAGCGGGATTGGCTGGAAGCTCGGGAATTGATGACGGCACAGGCTCCGCAGCAAGATTTAATTATCCAAGATCTACTGCCGTAGATGGACTTGGAAATGTTTATGTTATGGATACTAATAGTATAACTATACGCAAAGTAACCAGCGCTGGCGTGGTAACAACAGAAGCGGGATCAGCTTATGCTGGAGGATCTAACGACGGCCTAGGCTCCGCCGCTAGATTTAATTATCCATATGGAATTGCGGTCAACGCGACAGGCACTGTCTATGTTGCGGATTCACAAAATCACACCATTCGCAATTCCCTGCCAGTCAATTCTGCCGTGGTGACTTTGTCAGACTTGTCTAAAACCTACACAGGATCTGCACAGGCTCCCACCACCACCGTCTCACCGTCCGGCCTAGCGGTAGAGCTAGTTTACGCAGGCACGGCCGCGAGTTTGTCGGCCCCTGTAACGGCAGGCTCTTACGTAGTTACCGCCAGCGTGATAGATGGCTTGTACTTCGGCAGCGCCAGTGGGGTGGTCACCATTTCCAAGGCCAGCCAAACCATTACCTTTGCCTCTATTCCCAGCAAGTTTGTTGGCTCGGGCGCTTTCGTTGTAGCGCCCACATCCACTGCAAATCTTACCGTTGCCCTTTCCTCTAGTAACACAGCCGTGGCCACTGTCTCGGGATTTTTCATTTCGCCTATCGGCGCTGGCACTACCACCATCTCCGCAACCCAAGCGGGCAATACCAACTACCTCGCCGCCGCTACCGTTACCCAAGTCCTAACCGCCACTACTGAGCCTATTGCCCAGACGATTGCCTTTGCCGCCCTTTCTCCTCGCCGTGTGGCCTCACTTAAAGACGTTTACTCGGCCGCCTCGCTCATCGCTACCAGCACCAGCCTATCTTTTACTGACGCTACTAGCGTGGCCCAGGCTAATGCTCGGTCAAACGGATCGTTTGCCTTAGTTGCGACCGCTTCGTCTGGCTTACCCGTCACATACACCTCCACCGTCACAGCCGTTGCCACTATCGTTGGCAATATCTGTACCCCCGTAACCCCCGGCGTGACCAACATCGTAGCAGCTCAGGCTGGATCTACTGCTTACTCGGCTGCCTCTACCGTCACTCAATCCCTCGTTATCGTGGAGAAGCAGTTTGCTTGGCTGGATCTGCGCTGGGAGCTGACCGATTTACAGATCGATGCCCGTACCCGTGCCGTCACAAGCGCAAAAGGGAATGGCGCCGTCCTTACCATTCGCCAGGGCGACGCTCACGACCTAGCCGTTTTCTTCACCGATCCGGCTGGGGCCGCCATCCTTATGTCTCCAACTGCGCTAAAACTTTGCATCAGGGAGAAAACAAATCGGCGTCCTGTCATTCTGGAAACTACTGCTTTTACCCCCGCGGACTTTGGCGGGTTTGATCCGTACTATCAAATCACCTTTACGGCCAACAACGACTCTCTCCAACGCTTTGTTGCGTTTAATGGCGTGGCTGATAACTCCGACGCCATCCCAGCTATAGGCGAAGTCGAATGGATCTACGGCGGCAAGGTCTACAGCTCCAAGCCATTTACCGTGAATATCGTTCCTGAAATCGAACGGGATATATCGGACGTCTAATGGCCGCATCCTACGACATCACCATTGAGCAGGGTACGGATTGGACGCGGGATCTGTTCCTAACCACCGCCACCCAGGGGGCGATCAGCCTAGCGGGCCGGACATTCACCGCCCAGATCCGCCAGATGCCAGGGGGCACGGTAGTAACGCAGATTGCCACTAGCGTGGTGTCGGCGGCCGGCGGGCAACTACGCCTTACCGTTTCCAGCGCTGCCAGCCTTCTCGTGCCTACTAGCGGGGCGAAGTATGACCTAGTGCAAGTAACTAGCGCTGGCATCGCCACCCGCTTGCTGGAAGGCGTGGTGACACTATCCCCAAGGATTACCATACCATGAGCGATATTTATCTTCAGATTACAGAGACGCCCACAGTCGTTACACTATCCGCACCCGTTGTGTCCGGGGCGTTGGCATCTACCGTCACCGTCGCCAACACCGTCACCGTGGCGTTAGACGCGAACAGCCTTAGTGCGCTAGAGAACGTAACTGTTACCGTGGGCGCGGCAATTACCGGCACCGTCACAGTCAGCAACTTTCCTGCGTCGCAAGCCGTCACATTTTCAGCCGTCACGATTTCAAACCTCCCATCCACCCAGACGATCGCTGGCACGGTCACAGCGAACCTTGGAACATTTCAAGTCAAAAACTACAATAATGTAATAACGTCTGGATACTTTAAGTTAGCGGATGATAGTAGCTTGGTAATTAGCGGAATGGGTGACGACAATGCGGTGTTGTCTCAAATCAGCTCTCCCCTCCCCACTGGCACAAACCAAATCGGCTCGGTCACTGCATCCATCAGCGGGACGGTGCCAGTCTCTGGCACGTTCTGGCAGGCGACGCAGCCCGTCAGCGGCACATTCTTTCAAGCCACACAACCCGTCTCGCTCACATCTACCACAGTCACCGTCAGCTCTCTTCCCGCATTAGTCGCTGGAACGGCAAATATCGGAGTCGTAACAATAGGGAATATCCGTCGTTCGACCGATGGAGCTACAACACAACTTACCACAGAGGTTGGAAGCGGATATCTTGAAGTAAGAAGTTATATCGGAGCAGGGACGGCACAGATCGGCTCTGTCACAGTAAGCAACAGCGTAACTATCGGCTCGCTCCCTGCTCTAGTAGCTGGCACAGCTCAGATCGGCTCTGTCACAGTAAGCAACAGCGTAGTCACATTCTACCCACTACAAGGCACGACTGTAACTAACACTAACTTTACCAGCGTCACGGCCTCCACCACGCTCGTCTCAGCAGTGGCGGGCAGGGAAGTGCTGACAGTATTTAATGAGGGGGCGGGCAACTTGCACATCTCGCCCGGTGCGAGTTGCACTAGCGTCGCCTATCAAGTTCGCTTGTCTGCTGGCGATTATTGGGAGTGCCCAGCGGGACAGCTTTCACTAGCCCATACCGCAGTATTCGCCACGGCTGGCACGGCTCGCGTTTGCCAAGTTACGTAAGGAGTAGGCGATGCCGATCTTTAAGGGAAATTTAGTTCAGACAACTAACAGTCCTTTCTATAACACAAAGTATAGGCAAACCGAGATATTTGAAGATTTCATCAATGCTTCACCTAATGTTGGATCAAATAGTTCTGGTGCTGGAAGCACGGGAAGCTGGCCTTCCGACAATAGCGCATTTGCATATAAAAGCGGAATTTGGAGAATTCATTCTGGAAGTAGCGCATCGACTGGGGCATACGGAGCAGTTGGTTTTCATTTTGGAGCATTACAAATAAACCTGTATGGAGGAGCTATTACATTTGAGACAACTGCAAATTTTAACGAGTACCCAAGCTCTACTTCTTCTGCAAACATTTTAATTGGACTATTGCCATCAATTAGTTCTGTGTACGCAACTGACCCTGCATTTGGAATATATTTTAAGTGCGGAACATCATCAACGATAGATTGCGTAACTAGGTCTGGCTCCACTTCTACCACAACATCAAGTGGCATAGCCGCATCTACTTCTGGTTGGCAAAAACTAAAAATATATGCAACTACAACATCTGTTATATTTTATATAAATGACGTAATAGTTGCAACTCACACTACCAACATTCCCAATAGTTCCACACCGGGAGATCAAAGATTTCACGGAGGTGCAAATACATCGTGGGTTTCTGGAACATCTAGATTTACTCTTCATCTTGATTATCTGTATGTAATGCAGGAAACCATTAGAACCTAATTACTCTAATGCCCCTCCTCCTCCTTACCCTCTTACTCTGCTCCTGCTCGCCAAAGCCAGCAAAACCCGACACACAGCTCCCTCGCTATTCGGACATGGGAGCTGCTGCCGACGCAGGCCAGGTGAAATGAATGACTGCGTCCGACGATCGCAACACGCCCGGCTGGCGTGAATTTACTGCCAGCCTGCGCTGGTTGGAGGCGGACGGAGCTGAAAACGCCACTCTATGAGCACCGACCAAGTTGCCGAACTTAGCGAGCGGTTAAGCCTAGTCCGTGAGAGCATCGCAAGAATAGAAACCCGCCAGTCGGTCATTTTGGATTTATTAGAACGCTCCCAAGCCAGCCTCGGCGAGTATCACGGCCGCCTGACGAACATGGAGCGCGATGCCCACACGATTAAAACAAAGCTTTGGCTAGTAGCTCTAGTGTCCGGGGCAGTAGTCAGCACGGCTTGGGAGTTGATCAAGCGTCGGTTCAGCTTTTGACACCCCGCTAGGGGCATGGAAACAATCATCCCCCAACTACTTAAAATTGACTGGCTTGGCGCCCTTGGCGCACTTACCGCACTACTGGCAGCCGTTGCCGCCGTGGCGGCTTTTATCCCAGGTGAAGAACCTGAACGGACGCTCGGGCGCATAGTGGATTTTCTGTCCAAATTTAGTCGCAAGTAGTCGCTTATGATCGCCGGCATACTAACGGCGTTGGGCGGAATAATCGGAATCGTGCTCTGGTTCTTAAAACGTAAATCACCCCTTCAACGCAACTTCGAGGCGATCGAACTGGAACGCCGCAAAAGACAAAGGGACATCAATGCCTGGTGGACGAATCGCCCTCCTCCTAGTTCTTAGCCTGGCGCTCTGCTCCTGTGCGACAACGTCCCAAACGCAGGACGGCCCGCCGCCTAGCCCGGACACGATTAGCTACTTCATCTACGAGTGGGACAAGGCCGAGCGAACAAACAAGCCCTGCCCACAGGCTTACCGAGATCTGTTTGCGCAATCGCTCAAGGCGCTTTCTGATTGCTTGGCAGAAGTTGAAAGAGAGCGAGCGAGGCAGTGACCAGTCTCAGTGAGGCAAGCTCCCGCACCTTGCGGGCGATTGATTCGTTAGAAGCCAGCTTTCAAAAACAGGTCAGGGGCTGGGTGAATGAGATGGTCACGAGCCGAATTGAGCCGCTGATCTATTGCGGCCGTCGCACAATGGAGGAACAGGCCGCGCTTTATGCGAAAGGTAGGACGACCGGCGGTAAGATCGTGACCAAGGCTCGACCCGGCGAGTCATTCCATAATCACGGCCTCGCATTCGATTGGGTGCCGCTAAAGCAGTCGGGCAAAAACGCGGATCTGTGGATCGCTGATTGGGATAACGAAACCGCTTTCCGCCTTGGCGAGCACGTGGGCGTTAGCTTTGAACTGGCCGCAATCTCTTGGGAAACAGGCCACCTACAATCCAGCAAGTTCAAGTCGTGGCGTGACATCTCACGCAAGCCTGTGGAACAAGTGCAGGCCAAGGACATCCGCAAAAAGAGCAAGGCCACAAGCCTCGTCAGCAACCGGCCGTGGAGTTCACGGTGACGCCCGAACACGAAAAGCATCTCGCGGGGATCCTGCGCGATTTAACCAGGGATCTAGACGCCAAGTACCGCAAGGGGCAAGACGAGCACGGGGGAGCGTTGTGGCGTAGGCCCGTGTGGAAAGATGCGTGGGACGAGATACTGGATTTATGCACGTACCATCACACATTAAAGATGCAGCTCTCCGTCATCGCGGAGATTGCGCTGATGGGTGCGGCTGACGAAAGCGTGGTGGCCGCGCAATCGCGGGAAAGTTGCCGTCAAATCTTAGCCGTTCTCGAAGGATTTCCGTCGGCCGCTGATAAGAAATGAAAGTCATTCGCAAGTGGAAGCGGTGGCTGGCAGTGAGCTGTAGCCACGGGCACCTGGCGAATGCGGCTGCGTGTAAGGCTGCTTTAGAGATGAAGCGCCGGTGGCAGCCAGACGCCGATTCAATTCTGCACCTCGGCGATTTTGTCGATCTGTCAGGGCTGATGGGTAGCGCAAGGAAAGATCCAGACTCGCCCGAACGCACCGCATCAATCCGTGAGGACTTCGACGCTGGCCTTAATTTCGTTCGAGAACTTGCGCCACGCTACATCTTTGAGGGAAACCATGAGCACCGCCTAACGGCTCTACAATACTCGCCTAGCGCAATCGTGGCTCACTGTTGCACCTCGGCCAAGTCGGAGATCTATAACATGTGCAAAGATTTAAAAGCGCAGTATGTCCCTTACGATATAGAGAAAGGCTGGCGTGATCTGGGCGGGACGGCATTCGGTCACGGCTTTATGTTTTCAGAATCAGCCGTGCGCGACCACGTAGAGATGGTCAGAAAGCCTGTGGTCATGGGCCATTTGCACCGGGTGGATAGGATTGCTGGCCGTAGCATTGGCGCACCCGTGGGCTGGTCGATCGGTTGCCTAGCAGACATTCCCAGCATGCACTACGCTAGGCGCCAGCGATCCGTTACTAGGTGGCAGCACGGGGTGGCCTGGGGCGAATATGTGGAAGGCGGGCAGGGATGCACGGTGAACGTCCTGTCGCCGGTGGGAGGAGTATGGCGGTATCCAGTATAAAGGCAGATTGGGCGACCGTTCTTACGGAGTATGTCGCCGGGCATAGGCAGGAGGCAGTGCCAGACGGCTGGCTAACTAAAAACCAGATCGCCAAGCTGTGGGGCAAGTCAGCAAATTATGCCAATAAACTTTTGGCGCATTTGGTTAAGGACGGCAGAGCCGAAAGAAAAAGTTATGTGATCCGCCTGCCTCACGTTGATTCAAGCGGAAAAAAGTTTCTAGGCCACTGCCGCAAGGTACCGCACTACCGCCTTATTTCAGGCAAATCGCCCAAAAGCTAACGTCTATTTTCTTTAGCCAGCTCTTTGACTAGCAGGGTGGTGATATATGCCGAAAGGGATAATCCGCTTTTTTTGGCAAGACGCTCACCGTTGCGCTTTACTTTTGGGTCGATTGTAAGGTTTGTTTTCGCCTTTTTCATAGGGAGTATTGTATGCGTATTTATTACGCATTCAAGTATAAATTAAAAAGTTAATCCCAAAAAGAAATGTATTGCTAATACGCCGACTGTGCGTAGTCAAGGCGTATGCCTCGTCGTCCACTCAGCGGTTTTAAAGCGGAAAAGACCAACATCGTTCTGCCCGTTGCTGTGAAAAAAGCATCTCAAAAACTTGCTGCTCTCCGTCGTATTTCGCTTTCCCAGCTCATTACTCAACTGCTCGCAAAAGCATCGGGAGAGCAAAGCTAGATACTCATGAGCTTGGGGCGCCTCAACGATACTGCTTTGAAACTCCGTCAGGAGAACCGAGCTCTTTCCCTTCGCCAGTTAGGCGCCGCTTACGGGCTGGGTTACGTAAGGATTAAGCAAATGCAGGCGTTGCCTGGATTCCCGCTGATCGCGGGTAAGGTAATTCCGTCTGACTTTGATCAATGGCGGCTGATACGGACTGCCCCAAATTCACAGCATCGCGGAGATCGTCTACGCAGTGCCGCTGGTAAAGCTCATGCACTAAAGTCGAAGAGTGATTCACGAGTCTCATGGCTACAGATTGAGAACAGCCTGAAAGCCGCAGTCTCGTCACTCGGGTTACCCGGAGCGAATGAAAACAATGACGCTTAAGCCCGCAAATATCCAGCAGGCGGCGCCAGCAAAGCGAAGCTCGCGTGCGGGGCACTTCGCAGGTGATCTCGCGTCCCTCGGCTTTCATCTTGGCCAGCATGGGTTCGATTGTGGCCGGGATAGGAATGCTGAACGATTTACCCGTGCCACCCTTGGGGCAGGGGAAGGTAAGAACGCGATTCTTCAGATCCACGCACTCAAGCGGAATCTGTGTCTCACGAAGTCGGCAGCCAGTAGCCAGGGCAATCTCAAAGCTGACTCGCATCCATTCGGGCACGCCATCCACAGCGAGAGCTTTCCGGGTGATTTTAATCTCATTATCCGAAAACACGGGTTTAACTCGGCCAATCGGCCCCCTCTTAATTCTGTAATCCAAAAGGGCGACAGAATCCATCTTTCCGAGCAGTCGGCCCTGCCGGTGAATCCATTTAAGAATCTTCAAATCTTGGCACGCTTGGTTACGTCCAGCCTTACCGCCGGACGTGCGGGGAAGGCTTTGGCGCCATCGCAAATAAATCTCACAATCATTTGCAGAAAACGCTTGCAGGCTAATCTTTTTCTCACTAATAAATCTCGCCAGATGACGCCAGCAATTTCTGTAGTACACCTTTGTCAGAGCGGAAACGGGATGATTTTCAATCAAATCATCAACCCAATCGCTGCCGCAATCTTTGCGCTTTTCATTAACGCCAAGTCTGGCGGCCTCGGCCGTTGCCTTTGCGCGATGCAGCGTGTTGTCGATTCGGTATCGCGTGCTTTTCGTGCGCCACTTGCCGGTGGGATCTTTAAAACGAATGTAGAACCACGGATTGCCTTTCTTAATGTAGGAATAGGCCATAGTTACAACGGTAACATTTGCTCAGTTTAAAGCAATAACACACAGCAACCATGCAAAGCATAATCAATCAAATCAAAGGAGGAAATAGATCCGTGGGTTCAAATCCCACCCCGTCCGATGCTTATCACTATAACGACTTACGACGAAACGGTAACACGGCGGTAATTACTGAGCCAAAAAAGGCTCACTACCAGCAACTTAATTTAAATTCTCGCGGCGGGTACGATTTGACCCCCGAAGCGTTTGTTTATCACCCAAACCCCGCCGTGTGCCGTATGTGGGCACAGCAGCACGAGGCCAGCAAATGATCTCGTGGGAAGTAATGCGCGATCTCGCCCAGGTATCCATGCTGATTACCGGCTGGGCTTTGTTCGTAGGATCTGGAATCGCCGGGCTAACCGTGGCCGTGCTCGTGTTTGGGTGGGTAGTCGATCAAGTGCGTCGATTCTTTAGGGAGGGCAGATGATTTACGCCAAGGACAACGGTGCCCCCGCACCTGAAAACCAAGGCGGCGTGGCCGGGGCGTTCTATCCGCCTGCGGCTACTGTGAGGGACTTAGAGGCAGAGGGCATTCTGCCGATCTCCGTCTCGCAATCCTACGGATCGGCCCAGCTCTCTCAGACGACTGCTTTGATCGATCTGCAAACTAAGCACCGCGATCTACGCAATCGCCTAGACCGAATGGAGGAGATCGTGGCCAGCCTCCTAAAGAAAAGCGCAGGGCAATCGTGAGCGCATTAGGCGGCAAGTTTATTATGCTGTGGAAACTGTTGGGTGGGCCAGAGCTAGTGGCGGAATACAAATTCCATCCGACTAGGAAGTGGCGTTTTGATTTTGCTTTGCCTGCCTTCAAATTGGCCATCGAAATTGACGGGGGCGCATTCTTGATCAATGGAGGCCGTCACGGCCGGGGCATGGGAATGGTGAAGGACTGCGAAAAATATCGGGCAGCAGCCGACCTCGGGTGGAGGGTATGGAGATTTTCAGCCAAGTGCATAACTGCCGACTTCATTAAGACGACCATTCAATCGTTCAAATTAGCGATTAACAGGAGCACAAAATGAGCGAACCAACCAACGACACCCCTATTAACAACGACAAGCCTGACTACGAATACGAAGTCTATGAGCGGGAGAGGGCTGACTCTGAATATGAGCATCAGCGCTTTTGCGATTACTACGGCAACAACCGCCGGGGCTGATTATGACCGACCTGACTAAATTCCGCCTCATCGAAAACATTGAAGTAATGGCCTGTCGCAACTCAGCCGAGCGGGTTGTGAAGGCGCTGAACCGAGGCGAGATCGACCAGGCAAAGCAACTGGCCCGCAAGCACGAGATCGCTTGGCACTTGGCCGACCGCGAGTTCCAAGACTTAAACGAACCGCACAGGAATAACGATTTTTGCGACGACGAGTAGGTCAAGCAAAACCAAGAAACCAAAACCAATAAACCAAAACCAAGAAACCAAAACCAAGAAAGAAAAAACATAGAAAAAAATGAAAACAAAAAATAAACTACTAATTAAAGATAATAAACACGCGGCGTTCCCTGATTTTAAGACAAAGATTATATTTAATATCTTAGGCTTTTCTCAAAAAGAAGGCGACGGCCCTTTCTTTACTAAGTCATTTTTAAGACTCTATTACATTGTTGAGACAAACATACAACTAGGCGGCAAACAACCAAGAATAGCGCTTAGTTGCTTCGACAAGCGTGAAGATTGGCCGAAATTTTCAATCTTATTTACTGATATTTCTGAGTTTTCAACCTTTGCGAAAACTCTTTTGCCTTGGTGCCAAGAAAAAGCAATCGCTTCATGCGAAAAAACATTTTTGCGACGACTACTAGTCCAGCAAAACCAAGAAACCCAAACCAAGAAAGAAAAATAAAATATGCCAATCGTAGCATCAAGAGGGGGCACATATACGCCAGCCCCGGAAGGGAATCACGACGCAGTGTTCTGCGACGTTGAGGATCTCGGCGTGGTGGAAACGCAGTATGGAAAGAAGCACCAGATAAGGTTGGTCTGGCAGATCGCCGAGAAGATGGAGGACGGGCGGCCGTTTACCATCGGCCGGCGTTACGGACTGAGCCTGCATGAGAAAGCAGCTTTGTTCAAAGATCTGAAATCTTACGCCAAAAAGGCGCCACCGCAGAATCTGGATCTGGAAACCTTAATCGGTAAGCCGTGCCAGATCCTTGTGACGCATGCGGAGCGTGATGGATCAACCTACGCCAATGTGCAGGCGGTACTGCCTGCCGGTGCAAACAAAATAAAAGTCGAGAAGGACTACGTTAGGAAATGCAATCGCCCTGGCGCACCGAAACCAGCCGTCGTCGAGTTAGATGCCGACGGAACACCCGTGCCGTTCTAGCCAAATTGGCCGAGGTGGTTCTATCCCGCCGAGGCCAGAAAGAATACCCCCCATGGAAATCCTAACTTTAGTAGTTCAAATCGTATTCCCCACAACCGCAGTCGTGCTGGCCCTTATGACCATGCGACTGCTGAAGGACTGGCAGTAATGGCTGCGCTTATTGCAACGGCAAAGACGGAGTCGTCGCACTATTACCTAGCGTCGGGTGAGTCGTGCCACGGTGATCTGCGATCCGCCCGAAAGGTGGGCGCATATCCATCTGTCACGACCATTCTAGGAGCGGCTGGCCCTAGCAAGCAGGGTCTGATGAATTGGAAGGAGGAGCAGGCGATTCTATCCGCCCTGTCGCTACCACGGAACGATGGCGAGGCAGATAGCGATTTTGCCAAGCGGGTGGTACTAGACAGCAGGAAAGAAGTTGAGGCGGCCGCACTGCGCGGTACTCACATTCATTCCCTGGCTGAAATTATAATCAATGGCGAGGAGCCGGGTGACTTGGTCAAAGGATACGAGGAGCACTATGCGGGCCTAAAGGAATGGCGGGAATGCTGCGTGACCAAAGTTCACGCCAGTGAATCCGTGCTAGTGAATGAGGCTGAAGGTTACGCAGGCCGAGTGGATTTGATCGCTCAGATCCACGGCGAGATGGAAGTTATTGATTTTAAGACAAGGAAATTTAAGAAGGACGCAAAAGGCATCTCAAAAGCATCGGGCTATGAAACTGATCTTTTGCAGCTTAGTGCCTACGCGTACGCCTTCACGGATGACGGAATGGCCTGCCGAAACATTCTGATTGATCCAGTCACCGGCCAGTTGCAGGACATTCGCTATACGGCCGAGCAAGTTGCCCAGGCGTTTGAGGCATTCACGTCTATCTGCAAGGTGTGGCGCTGGCTGAAGAAGTACGACCCGCGGGAGGTAAAGTTGTGATTGAAATCCTACCCGAACAATCCACCCAAGAGCAGTTACTGAACCGCGTGCGATCGCTGGCCCGTGAACTGGCGGAAGCAAAGGCTGCGCTGGCGGCTGCTGAAGGACGAGAAAACGATCTGATCGATCGGATAAGGGCGGGCCTGTGAGGACGCTGCTTTCAATCCTCGCTCTGCTTGGCTTTACCACGACAAAGCTAAGTAACGCACTAATCGATTTGCGCCCGATCGCAAAGAAGATCGACGTGAAAAAAATCAAGGTGCGGATCACTGGCTACTGGCCGGGTGAGGACGAGTGGAGCAGTCGCTATCAATCCAGCACTGGAACACGCTTGCGTGCCGGTCGTCACTGCGCCGTCGATCCAGACATCATTCCGCTGTGGTCAAAGATCCGCGTGATGGGCGGAAAGCGGGAGTGGGTAGCCGTAGATACTGGCACTGCCGTTAAGAGCAAAAAGGCGAGCGGCGGAAAGTTGCCCGTGGTGGACGTGTTTGCCGCAAGCGAAAAGCAGTTTAACGCGATGCGGTTGCCGAAGGTGGCGATGGTGGAGGTGATGAAGTGAGCACTACAGCCGCTAGGCTCGCGTCTAAACGCAATCGGGCTGCTGGCTTTGGGGACACACGGCCTACGTTCCGCCGCCTAGGTGTGATCGCCGAAATGTTGCGGCGGGATCTAACGCTGCCTAGCTGTGCAAGATTGGGCGTTAAGCTCGAATGTAGTTACAAGACCATCCAGCGGGACATCGATCTGCTGCGTGACTTCTTTGGCTATCCGCTCGAATACGATCGCAATAAATACGTGTACAAGCTGGCGGGGCCGCTGCCGAAGGCGGTGCTGTGAAAACTGTAAAAGGATATTTTTTTACTAACGATCCTAATAAATGGGATCCGCGATTAGGCGAAAACGCTCCACACGGTGACGATTGGGCAAACGTACATACTTGGTTTGATAACGACCTATATCATTGGACAAGCAGAATATCGTGTGGGTTGCCGGGCAAAAGGATTGGCGTCTTGGAAGTAGACGCACAATCAGAACAAGAGGCGACAGAGGCGGCGATTGCGTGTGCCAGAAATTTAGAATGACCCTTTCGCAACTCATCACTTTCTTTGATGCCCGCGTCATCGGCACTTACACGCCGGAGCAGTACGCCGACTGTGTGCGAGAGGCCCGTGCCAATCGCCACCGTTGGGGAATGGGGCAGTGGTGAGCGTAAAGCGTTTAACCTGGCATCTCGCCGTGCTCGAACGTGCGAAGAAGAATTTGCTGAAGAAGCAGTACGACGCAGTACGCACCCGGCTGGATCTGGCCGTTCTTATGGCTACGGAAATGCTGAAGCAGGCCGAAGGCTACAAAGCCAAGGCGATGGAGGCCAAGAAATGAAGCTGCTTTCAATTTTGTTTTATTACTTAGGAGACATGGTCAGCCGCACGATCGCCCGGTGGAGCTGGGGCGGGTGGCTGTATCAGCGGCTGATGCTGTTGTCGGTGGATTGCGACAAGGACTTTGAAATTTGGAAGGAAGTGAAGCCACGCAAAAAGAGGAGAAAACGCAAATGAAGGATCTAGGCAAAATTACTTTTGGCAAAGCACGCCCTGCACCAAAGCAGGTTCTAGTCGACGTAACCTATGACGCTAGGACGGCCAAGGCGTTGCACGCATTTGGGCTGAAGCAGTTAAAGAAAGACCCCGAAGCTGTGATTGAGTATGTGATCGTCAAGGCGCTGGGGGCGTTCGCTAAAAAATGATCGCACCCCTCCCACCAGCTATTGAGGCCATCCATCGCAACGGGGCCGCTGAAGGTGAGCGCAACACGCAACTATTTAAGCTGGCGTGCCAGTGGCGTGACCAAGGGCTGACCGAGTTCGACGCCACAACCAACGCAGAAGAGTGGGCGTTTAAGGTCGGGCTATCGCAGAACGAGGCAGTTAAGGCCGTCATATCCGCATACAGCAAGCCAGCCAGAGAGCCGTGGAAGCCGAAGGCTAAGTATGGTTACCAGAATGGGGCGATCGTTCGTGAGGATCTGCCAGTGCCGCCTATGCCCATTAGCGTGGAGAGTGGGCCGGTAGATAAATTCCTAACCACGTGCTTCGACGTAGGCGATCAGATTAACATCTGCCGATCGATTAAGGACGGCGACCGCGAGCGGCCGGACGGTGCTGGGGAGACGCGAAGCCGTGAGGAATGGCTAGAGCTGTTTAAGGCCGACGGATTGAAGGAGTGGCAAGGTGATGCAGTGGGCGTTTATGTGTCGATCAACGCTAACAACGGAAAGAATCGGAAAGCTGAATCGATCGTCAAATATCGCCACTGCCTAATCGAATTCGATGAAAGCACGATGGCTGAACAGTGGGCCATCATTAAGCGCAGTGGCCTGCCTACGTCGTCCATCATTAAGAGCGGATCGCGCAGCCTACACGCATGGGTGGAGATTCGGGCAGCCAACGCCAAGGAGTTCGCTGAACGAGTAGATTTTATCTACAAGCATCTTGAGCACAGTAAGCCCGATCCGGCGAACAAGGACGCAGGCCGGTTGTCGCGCCTGCCGGGTGCGATGAGGACGGCCACAGGCTTACAGCAAGAGTTAGTCGAGTGTGGCGCACCGACCTTGACCTACATGGAGTGGATGGAGCGCACGATTTACGGTGATATTCCAGAGCCGTATAGCTGGGAGCAGTTGGTCAATTTCAAGGAGGATGCGGATATAACGCAACTGCTAGGCAAGCGTTGGATATGCCGTGGCGGTTCGGCGTTGTGGGTGGGAAGCAGCGGGCTTGGAAAGAGCGTGCTGTGCTTACAGGCCGCTATCACCTGGGCGGCTGGGCGTGATCTGTTTGGCATATCGCCACATGGCAAGCCGTTGAAGTCGCTAATCGTGCAGGCCGAGAACGACGAGGGCGATGTGGCGGAGGCGTTGCAAGGCATCTTAAAGGCGCTGGATTTGACCGCAGAGGAGCTGGATCGTGTTAAGCAAAACATTGTGATCGTGCGTGACTCCACTTCCACGGGTGAGCGATTCGTCGATAGGATGCGTCGCCTAGCTGAAAAGCATAAGCCCGACCTAGCCTGGGTAGATCCGTTGCTGGCTTTTATCGGTGGCGACTTATCCAGCCAAGAGACGGCCGGTGGCTTTTTGCGTAATTTGCTTAACCCGCTCGCCCTATCTGGCGGATTTGCTTGGATGCTTATGCACCATACTCCAAAGCCAACACGGGACGGCAGCGGTTACCAAGGGCACGACAAGGCATACAGCGGATTTGGATCGAGCGAGCTCACGAATTGGGCAAGAGCCGTTTTAATGCTGTCGCCTTGTGGCCAGGATGAGCAAGGCACGTACACGTACAAGCTGGAGGTGACTAAGCGCGGAAAGCGGTCTGGCTTGCGTTCTGGCGTAACTGCGAGCGATTTAATTGCCAGCAAGACGCAGCCTCTAGTTCACTTAAAGCATGCCGACAAGGGCATGGCGTGGATTGAGGTGGGAGCGCCTGAAAAGTCAGTAGGCCGTAGGGCAACGTCGATTGATTGGGCAAAGCTACCTGAAGGGGCAAAGTACACCCAAGTTGTTACATTCGTACAGCAGGCCACTGGGCTACAGGAACGGCAAGCAAAGGAACGCGTAAAGCGGGCCAAAGCTGACGGTTTGATCGAAGAAGCCATCGATGGCTTATTCAGCAAAAAGGTGACAAATGAGCCATTTTAGAGTTAGTGCAATAACTATTACTGCACTAGTGCAGTATTGCGGAGCATGTAGGTGCAGTAATAAAGGCCCTTTAGGGCCTATTATTGCACTAATGCAGACGGCCGTTTCCATTACTGCACTAACGACTGCACTAAGGGGGTTAATTTAATATGATAGATCAGCAAGCGTTAGAACGGATCCCATGCGGTTCAGCCCACATATCCACCCGGATAGATGGCATAGCGGATTTAGTCCATGAGGCGTTCTGTGAGCTAGGTCTAACTGTTACAACGTCGTCAGTGGCTTTGACCACTCAGGTGTTTCATTACTTGATAACTAAGGCCCCAGATCACCCAGCGGTTCAGAATATGGCCGATACGTTGGAGCAGTCTGTGCTGGCGGTCGTGCTTAACAGATCGACTAAGTCCATGACCCAGCTCGCAAGCGAGCACAAGATTACCAAGCAGGCTTTTAGCAAGCGGGTGCTCAGTCTAACTGATCGCCTTGGTTTGCCTGTTAGAGCACAGAAAAGCCAAAAGGCTCGTGAGGCATACGACCTCAGAGCAAGGAAGCACCACGACAAGCGGCGTCGTCAGATTCCTAAGTTTAACAACGCCGCACTATTGAAAGGCAGGGACAGATGCAAGAACTGAAAGAAGTAATCAAGAAGCTAAACAAGAGGCGTACCGAAACGCTTGAGCAGATGGGTGAGGTGATTGGCCTAGCAGCACAGGCCGGTGCCATCATATCTAACGCAAGGGCTAAAGGTGATAACGTGTCTGCCTTGCTTGAGTCGGTTGATCTAACTGATGAGCAAGGCAAGCGGTTAGAACGTGTAGCGGCACATCAGAAGAAACTGCAAGACGGTGACCCAGCCGCCTTGCGCCAGATCATGCTATGGACAGAGATGCTACCCGATCCGATCACGACATCCGTACCAAGCGAACGCAAACCGTTCTTCTTTCCGCTGATTAAAGTCAGTCAGTGGTTCACCAACAGATCCAAGCCTGAAGCCTGGACATCCGACATGCGTACAGAGTTCATCCGCTACGCAGAGCCGATCGCCAAGAAGTACACTGAGCTGACGGGCAAAGGCTCTTGAGTATGAGCGGGCAAATTCTCTTGAGTAGACGGGCACAGATTCTCTTGAGTAGAGCGCGGCTTTTTCTCTTGAGTAGGACAGGCCAAAATCTCTTGAGTAGAAATTTTTTTTCTACACTAGTAGTCTCCTTGAGTAGAAACATCGCGGTGGAAACGACTCCCGAATATCAGGCAAATACAGTAGTCAAATAGTTAGGTTATACGTCTGACCACCGTGCCTGCTTAGATGCGTTATAGGCAGCGCTAACAGGCTTTAGGTTTGAAAAGTGAAAGGCTGACTTGGCTTGATCTGGATTAAGTAGATCAAAATGCTTTAATGGTATTTTGTGATCCATCTGCCATCCCGGCCCATAGTTATCCCAATTCATCCAAGGCTCGAATTGGCTCTCGATATGTCTTTTTAAAAAAGCTGAAGAACAACCAATAAACTCGTTAAAGCCTTCTGTAACAATTACGCCCTTAATCTTTTTCATTACCTTCCCAAACCTAGACCTTGCATTCATTTTTAATCTGATGCCATAGTTCTGCCTTCGCAACTTGCGATAGTTTGATGCGTAAGCTCTTGTTTTGTCTTTGTTTAGGTTTCTGTGTAGTCGTCTTTTCTCGACTACTCGTCGCCTAAAATCAGCGTCGTCCCGCCATCTATTCTTTTTTACTTCCCTGTCTATTTCCTTTCTAAGCTTCTTATTCTCTAGCTTCTTTTTTTGTCTAAATATACGTCGGTTGCTTAACCATGTGCAGAAATGTAGTGGACTATCAAACCAAGCTCCCTGCTTATTCAATCCTACGTAGTTGCTGCTAGTTCCAATTTTAGAGTGTACCAGCATAAAGGCACATTCCTTGTATGTGTCCTTGTACTTAAATCCACAAACAGAGGTAAGAGCTGCTTTGCCCACCCCATAACCAAGGTGTCAATTATAACCATTTGACAGGTTATGAGGTAATATGACGCAAACAGAGTTAGCTAAAGAGTGGGGGGTATCACAGCCGTATGTGGCAAAGCTTGTTAAAAGAGGTATGCCATTAACAAGTAAAGAGGACGCCGAAACATGGCGACTAGAAGCAAAGCAACGCCCGTCAAAAAGCGTAGTCGCTGAATCACCAGAACCCGCTGCAACAACTCCAATCCCAGACTTTGCCAAGGTAGCAGGAGTCGAGCTTGTGGATGAGGTTAAAAGGTTGGCTCAGTTGGCCTCTCAAATATCGGGTAAAATCGACATAACAAAGCCAGGGGAAAGATCGTCCCTTATTTCGGACTACACAAAAGTAATCGATCAACTGCGAAAGCTAAGGTCAGATCGTCCAGATATTGAAGAAAAGGAGGGCACGATGGTGCCAGTGGACGAGGCCGACAAGGTACTGGCCGCAAGAGATAACGCACTTGTTCCACTACTTAAAGGAATGGCAAAGCGGTTGGCCCCGATCTGTGCCAATCGCCCAGCGGTTGAGGTAGAGGCAGAGGTCGAGAACGAAGTCGGGCAGATTATGCGCCAAGTAGAGGCTGCTCTGTGACCAAGGCTCAAGAGGAGCTACGCCGACGAGCACGCATACGCTGGCACTACGAAAAGCCGCCAGGGGTGATCGAGTGGGCGGAGCGAAACATCCAACTGGACAGCAGGCTGACGGCTCGGCCGGGTTTATATAACACGACCTGGACGCCTTACGTTCGGGGGGTACTGGAAGCACTGGCCGATCCGGGCGTTCACACGGTCACCCTTTGCTGGGGATCGCAAACAGGCAAGACGCTGACGCTGGCCATCTGGCTGGCTTACAGGATTGCGAACGATCCGGCGCCTGCACTACTCGTCATGCCAAACGCGGATCTAGCTAGGTCATACAGCGAGACGCGACTGACTCCGATCTTTGAGAAGTGCAAACCAGTAAAGCGACTATTCCCGCAGGATCTGGACGACCTAAAGATTCTAGAGATGCAGTTCGCAACGATGACGCTTTCTCTGGTTGGCAGTAACAGTCCGGCCAATCTTTCCTCACGCCCGATCTGCATCGCCGTGCTGGACGAGCTGGATTCTTTTGCGGCCCCATCCGAAAAGGATGCAGCCGCTTACTCCCTAGCGTTGGAACGGACAAAGGCGTTCCCGCAACGTAAGCACGTACTGACTTCGACTCCGACGCTCAACACCGGCGACATCTGGATCAATTACCAAGCCGGGACGCAGGAGACTTTTCACGTCCCTTGCCATGCTTGCGGAGAGTTTCAGGCGATGGAGTTCGGGCAGATCCGATGGGATGAAACGGCACGATCGGAAGATGGCAAATGGGATATGCGAAAGGTGACGGAAACTGCCAGCTACTACTGCACAAAATGTGACGCACCGTGGAGTGAACGCAATCGCCGCCAGTCGATCGAGCAGGGCAAGTGGGTGGCGGCAAACGCAAGCTCGGAGGTTGGCCGTCGATCGTTCCGCCTGCCGAGCTGGTACTCCCCGACGATCACGTTTGCGGATTGCGCTAAAAAGTTTCTGACGGAAAAGCATTATCTGCACGGGCTACAAGGATGGGTGAACGGATGGTCTGCGATGCCGTGGGAAGATCAGTTCGACGATAACGAGCTAAACAATATCCCGCCCGGAGCCTTTGCCAAAAAGCAGGAATGGGAGACGGATCATATCAAGCTGGCCGCAATCGACAGGCAGATCGACGAGTTCTGGTTTGTAGTGCGTGCGTTCGCCAGGGACGGATCGAGTAGGCTGATTGAGGAAGGCCGCCGACGAACGATCGAGGACGTGGCTCACACGCTGGCCGAGCTAGGCGTGAAGAACATTCACACCTGTATTGATTCAGGATACGAAACCCAAGACACCTACCGCATCGCCGCCCGTTACGGATGGACAGCGATCAAAGGTGAAGAACGCCAATACTTTTACATTGAAGGGCAGGGTGGTCGGATGAAGTCTGTACACAGTTCAGATCAGCCGACGGATGCAGGCTGTCGTCTGCTCCTTCTTAGCTCTCCGGCCTGCCAAGATTTGTTGGCTTGGTTGCGGAGAGGGCAGGGGCCGCTGTGGGAAGTGGCACACGACGTCAGCCCAGAATATCGGGAGCACATGGCCAGTCACAGAAAGGCCCATCGAATAAACAGAAAAACGGGCAAAGACGTTTATGAGTGGATTCGGGTCAAGGGTAGGCAAGACCACTTGTATGACTGCGAAACCTACCTGGCTGGATTTGCGGTGTGGGGGAAGGTCATTCAAGCGGAAGCAGCGATGGCACAAGAGGCGAAGGTATGATTGACACGATGGGAACGGAGTCGTGGATCGTGCTCTCCTTTTTTCCCTTTGGATTGCGAGCAGCAAAAACGCAACCGCGTTGCTGCTGGCCTTGGAGTCTATTGCCGCCGGGCAGGCAACCGTTTTTCAAAACGGAGGCCGGACAATGATTAACGCAAGCGTGGCTGGCAAATCCTTCAGCTACCAAGTCACCGCCGGGATCACTCCCGTTGAGGTTGCGAAAGCAGCTCTGGACGGCTGGCGTTTGATCCAAGGCAAGAACGACGCCGAGGTGACGGCAATCTTTACGGGCGACCAGAGCCTCGTCACCTACCCACGGTTTAAGGAAACCACCTACTAAAATGGACATCGTCGGCAAAGTGATTTCGAGCTGGTCGCGCATGGTTAATGCCGCCCGGCACGATCCACGCAAACGCCGCTGGGTAGATGCTCAACTGGCCGACACAAA